GTGAAGTTGAATGGGTTGTACATTGTTGGAGTCAACTGAAGAGGTACGTATGGAGCGTATACATATCCTGTATCAAGTAACGATGAACCTTTGTGTCCCATCAAAATAGTGTTTGGTGGGAAGTAAGGGTCACGGTAAACTTGGTATCTACCTGACAATGTACCAACTCTTTCGATACCCATGTTGTACTGGTCCTGGTCAGGAGCCGCGTTTGAAACGTGGAAGTACTCAAGGTCATCAAATACTGCTGAAATCTCAGAAGAGACAACAATCCAGTTAGCACCACCTCTTAAAGTTGATTTATGGATTTGTGCAGAAACCTGATTGATTGCAGTAATCAATGTCTGATTCCAATCCTTTTGGTTGTAGTTAACAGAACCGTTAGATACTCTCTTCCAACCGTTGTAGTCCCATCTTAAACTCCAAGCCGCACCTTTTCTTAAGTCTCTTAAAATCTCACGGTCAATCTCTGCAGCAACCTGCTCTGACAACAATGCCGTCAATTCAGCTTCCGCATCAATGTTGTGGAATGCAGAGACGTCTTGCGCGAGTTCTGGTGACCACTGAGCTCTTAACTTTCTTTCTGTAACAGAAACAGTAACAGCTTCTAAGTCAAATGAAACTTCACCGATAGCGTCTTCAAATTCTAATGTCTCGTAGACTCTGTATGTTGCATTAAAAGTAGCACCTGAAAGGATATCACTTCCAGTGTATCCGTCAATTGTCACGGTAGTAGAAGGAACTGATAAATCAGCTTCTAAGTAAATTATACCTGTAGCGTCACAGATATTATCATACTTACCACCAGGACCTGGATAGCTACCTGAGTAGAATGTAGTACCTTGTTCACCACCGTAGTTAACAATACCCTTACCATACTTTTGAGTGACAACTCTAAAGTTTACGTATCCTGTTGAACTACCTGAAATTTCTAATGAAGATAAGAATTCCTCAGTATCCATTTCATTTCCATCAGGTCCGATTAACTTACCAGCACCTGCAGAACTAAATCCTGATAATTGGAAAATTAATGACCTAACTGTACCACTAGCGATTGGTGTAACGTTACCGTTTACCGCTAAACCTAATGCAGTACCTAATGTTGTAGCCGATAATTCACCGTTCTGCCAAACAACAGGAGTTAAAGTACCTGTTTGACCGCTGTAACGACCCTTTGAATAGTCGAACAATCCTGCTGGGTCAGAATTTGGTGTATCACCTTCGTAGAAACGGTCATACAAGTTCTTACCAGTGTCGTAGTTTGAATCTGGAGTAGTAGGACTATCCGACCCAGGTGCTCCAAATGGTTTTACGTGTGAACCATCAGTATTTCTGTTCTGAATCTTTGGTACAAAGTAGAACAACTTACCGATTGGTAGGTTCATAGCCTGTACAGAGACGATGTCGTTAGCCAACAACTTAGAGAAAACTCTTCTTACGATTGGGAAAACAACAGTTTCAAAAGAACCTGAACTGTCAGAAGCCGCCGCTTCGTTTATCAAATGAGACGCTTGGTTTTCATATAACTGCGCCATATTTTCTTTTAAGTGACCCTTAAGGCCATCGAGGAACCCTAACTTGTCCCACTTATTGATTGTGTCTTCCTTGATAACTTTTAAGTGCTTAAGACCGATGTTACCAACTAGACCTGATTCTAATAATGCTCCCATTTTAATATTTTTTTAAGGAAATTTATTTTTATTTTAATTTACTCATTAAATCTCTCATTCTTAAGAACTGAGGATTTTCATAAGTTTTACTCTCAATTAGATTATTAGCAGAACCTTTAGTAGGTGTTTTAGTAACTTTAGATTGTACTGATTCAGTGACAACATTAATTTCTTTACCTCCTAAATCTTCTTTAATAGTCTTATAGAGAGATTTTGACTCTTTAAGAGTTTCGACACCATCGAAACGTCTTAGTATATTTATTTTTTCTTGTTTTGTAGTAGAATGTTCTGTAAATAGACGAGTTGCATAAGCCAAATTAGAGTTGAAAACAGCGACTTCGTTTAGTTTTTCTTTAAAAATGTTAAGTGCCTTACGGTACTCTTCATTTTTTTGTCTTAACTGAGCCACTTCTTTTTCAACAGATTCATTTCTCTGAGCAGGTCTCTTTAATGATTTAGGGAACCCATCAGGTTTTAAATTTGTCATTCTACCATTTATGTTAGAACGAACTGAACCTTCTTTAGCCTCTACATAGTCTTCTTCACCTTCTTCGTCAGCGGTTTCTTTTGACTTAGGACCTTTTCCATAATGACCGTCTTTTCTACGGTCAGCTGATTTAATATCACCTTTGTTACCGCCATATTCACCTTCTTTCATTTCTTCTGAGTCTTCTTCACCTAATTCTATTTCATAAAGTGTTTCTTCTTCTTCATCAAAATCGGCTT